ACAACTTTAGAAAACTATGAATCTTCAATCCATGGAGGATATAGAAGAATAAATGGTTTTGCTAAGTATGGTACTAATACTCCAGATACAACTAGTTCAAACATAGAAGGTATTCATAGTTACGCAAAAGGAGTCGTAGCTTGTCAAGGTTCAAATATTTACTATAGTCCGAATGGAACAACATGGACACAAGTAAATAAAGATACTTATATAACTAAGACAGGAACAGTAGGAGTATCGGCAGGTTCGGCAACTGTAACAGGAAGTGGAACAAGTTTTACTTCACAGTTTTCAGTAGGTGATGACATTAAAATTAATAATGAAATTTTTAATGTATTGTCTATTACAAATAATACATCAATGACAGTTGATGGTAATTTTGTAGCAACAGCTTCAAGTCAATCTATTAAAAAGAATGGAGCAGATGCAACACAATTAGCAAGTGGTTCAGCAATAGCAAGAGTTAGTCAATCAGATTGTAAGTTTGCTTTGTATGAAGGTGAATCACAGTATGGTGAATTATTTATAGTAGATGGAAACAATCAACCTGCATATTTAAAAATAAAAATAGTAAGTGGAACACACACATATTTCTTTAAAGAAGTAGGAAGGTCTGCTCCAGAAAAATCTAAGTTTGCTACAATCTTTGGTGAAAGATTAATTGTTGCAGGAGATGCAGATAATCCACAAGTAGTAAGTTATAGTACAAGATTAAAACCAGAAGACTTTACAGGTTCATCAGCAGGAACAATAGATGTTGGTGATAAAGTAAAAACAATAAAACCTTTTAGAAATAAACTTATTGTTTTTTGTGAAACAAGTATATTTCAAATATCTGGATTAGATAGTACTCCTACAGTATCGGGTGTAACAAAAAACATTGGATGCGTAAGTGGTAATACAGTTCAAGAGATAGGTGGAGATTTAATTTTTTTAGCACCAGATGGTTTAAGAACTATCGCAGGAACAGCTAGAATTGACGATATAGAATTAAGTTCTATTAGTAGAAAGATAATGCCATTATTCAGAGATGAAGTAATGCCTTTTTTATCATCAATTAGATTTGCTAGTATGGTGATTAGAGAAAAAAGTCAATACAGATTATTTTATTTTAGAAGTGGTAGTGCAAACAATATTCAAGGCGGAGTTATAGGAACATTTAAAATATCTTCTACAGGTGCAGGAGTATATGAGTGGAGTCAAACAAAAGGCATAGCTGCTAAAGTAGCACACTCTGGTACAGCAGAAGATGGAAGTGAAGTTCTTTTCCATTCAGACGAAAGTGGTTATGTATTTAAACACGATAGTGGAAATAGTTTTGATGGTTCTAATATTGTAGCACAATACAAAACACCAGATATGGATTATGGTGATGCAGGTATTAGAAAAACTTTATATTATATTAAAACAAGTATTCGTTCAGAAGGAACAAATGATAATTTAAAGTTACAAACTCGTTATGATTTTGAAAGTAGCGAAGTAACTCAACCCGCAGAAATAGCTTTAGGAGCATTACAAACTCCTGCTAAGTTTGGAAGTGGGGCAACATTTGGAACAACACTTTTTGGTGGAACATTATTTCCACAACAAAAAACAACACTAACTGGTAGTGGATTTACTAATAACTTTAGAGTTAGAAGTACAGGTACAGCTTTCCCTTATACTGTATCTGGATTTTATGTAGATTTCATTCCCGCAGGAAGGACATAATAAATGGCAGTATATTTAAGACAAAGTTCATTTGTAGATGGAGATACAATATTTGCATCTTTATTAAATAATGAATATAATGCACTTGAAGCTGCTTTTAATAGTAGTGGTGGTCACACACATGATGGAACAACTCAAGGTGATGGTGGACCAATATCAAAATTATTTAGTAATGCTATTTCTTTTGGTACTAATGTTAATGCAGATGTTGTAGTAACATTTGATGCAACAAGTAATGATGGTGTTCTTTCATGGATGGAAGATGAAGATTACTTCCAATTCTCAGATGATATTTTATTAAGTACAGATGAGAAAATTTTATTTAGAGATTCAGCAATATCAATTAATTCATCAACAGATGGTAGATTAAATATTGCAGCAGATACAGATATAGTTGTAGCAACAACAACATTAGATGTAAATGCAAATGCAGATATATCTGGTACTTTAAAAGTAGGAAGTGGTGCAACAGTTTCTACAATACTAGATGAAGATAACTTTGCAACAAATTCAGCAACTGCTTTAGCAACACAACAAAGTATTAAAGCTTATGTAGATGCAGTTACTACTACACTTAATCAACAAGATTTAGATTTTCAAGGTGATAGTGGTGGTGCATTAGATGTTGACTTAGATAGTGAAAGTTTAACTATTGCAGGTGGAACACTTATAAGTACTGCAGGTTCTGGAACTACAATTACTGTTAATGCAGATGCAAGTGTACTTACAGATTCAAATACAAAAACTTTAACAAATAAAACAATAGATGCAAATGGTACTGGAAACAGTATTACAAATATTGAAGTAGCAGATTTAGCTTCTGGTGTATTAGATACTGCACTAGCAAGTGTATCTGGAAGTGATGATACTTTAGCTTCTGCAAAAGCAATTAAATCTTATGTAGATACTCAAGTAGCAACAGTACCAACTGGAGATATAACTGCAGTTGTAGCAGGTACAGGTTTATCTGGTGGAGCAACTTCTGGTTCAGCAACTCTTACTATAGATACTGGAACAACTGCTGACTTAACAACTTCACAAGCATTATCAAACAAAACTCTCACAAGTCCTGTTATCAATACAGGAGTATCTGGTTCAGCTATATTAGACGAAGATGATATGGCTTCTGATTCCAATACTAAATTAGCAACACAACAATCAATCAAAGCATATGTAACTTCTCAAGTAGCAACTGCTAATGAACTATCAGAATTAACTGATACGAACATTACTAGTGCTGCTGATGGTGCATTATTATTTTATGATACAGGAACATCTAAATGGATAGATAATGTTGTATCTGGAGATATAACTATTGCTGATACTGGTGTTGCAACAATTGCAGCAGGTGCAGTTGATAATACAATGTTAGCAGGTTCAATTGCAAATAATAAACTTGCAAATGATTCAGTAAGTTTTGGTGGAATAAGTTTAGACTTAGGACAATCAGATTCTACTCCTGCTTTTGATTTAACAGATGCAACTAATTATCCAACAAGTTCATTAACAGGAACAATTACAAATACACAATTAGCAGGTTCAATAACTGCAGCTAAGTTAGCAGGAAGTATTGGAGATAGTAAATTATCAACAATAACAACAGCAGATAAAGTTTCAGCAGCAGCAGTTCAAGTAGATGGTGCTACAGATGGAACAGGAATAACTTTAGCAACAACAGACAAATTAATAGTAGATGATGCAGGTACTACTAAATATATTAATGCATCACAATTAAATACATATATGACAGGACAGGGGTTTGTTACAGATGACCCAACTGCTCTGGCAATAGCTTTAGGATAACAACAGGAGGAAACATATGGCTAATACATTTAAGGTAAAAAGTAATGCAGCAATGCCAAGTTCAAGTGGTACTCCAGATACTATCTATACATGTGGTGCTTCTGGTGGCACAGTAATATTAGGTTTAGTATTAGCAAATGTACATACTTCTAGTGTAACAGCTTCTGTTAAATTAGAAAGTAATACAAATGATACTGAGACTAATGAGAATGTATTCTTAGTAAAAGATGTACCAATCCCAACAGGGAGTTCGCTTGAACTATTAAGTGGTAACAAAGTAGTATTACAAAATACAGATGTACTAAAAATAGATTGTGGAACAGCAGCAAAGATTGATGCTACACTTTCTATAATGGAAATAACATAAGATTAAATAGGAGAAAAGATAAATGCCTTTTATAGGACCAAAACCGGCAGATACAGTACTTGATTCATCTTTAATTGAAGATGGAGCAATTGTTACTGCAGACATTGCAGATGGTGCAATTACAAATGCAAAAATAAATTCTTCTGCAGCAATTGCTAATTCTAAATTAGCTACTGACCCAACTAATGCTTCAAACATAGCTTCTGGTACACTTGCAAATGCAAGATTAACTGGAAGTGGTCAAATAACATTAAATGGTTCAGCAGTAGCTTTAGGTGGTTCAGCAACAATTAGTTCTGGAACAGATTGGCAGTCATCAATACAAACATCTAATTTTACAGCAGTTTCTGAAAAAGGATATTTTGTAAATACAACAAGTGGTGCAATAACAGTTACATTACCTTCCTCTCCTAGTGTTGGAGATTTTGTAGAATTATTAGATTACGCAGGAACATCTAACTCAAATAATATTATTGTAAATCCTAATGGTGCAAAAATTAAAACTGTTACAACTAATGTTAATATAACTAATGCAAGACAAGGAACAAAATTAATTTATGCTGACAGCACACAAGGTTGGCTAGTTTCATCAGACAGTAATGCAGGTTCAACTGCTGTAGCTGTACCAACTTATTCTGTAGGATATTTAGTTATTGCAGGAGGTGGTGCAGGAAAAGATTATGGTGGTGGAGGTGCAGGAGGATATAGAACTTCTGAAGGAACTTCTGGTGCTAACGCAAGTGCTGAAAGTGCATTAACTTTAGGAGCAGGAACATCTTATACAGTTACAGTTGGAGCAGGTGGTGCAGTAACTACTAATGGTTCAAACTCTGTATTCGCAACAATTACCTCATTAGGAGGTGGTAGAGGTGGNGATACAGGTGGNTCTGGTGGTGGAGGAGCTAACCATAATGCTAATGGTGCTTCTGGTACAGCAAGTCAAGGATTTACAGGTGGAAATGGAGAAAATCAATCAGCACCTCCTTATTTAGGTGGTGGTGGAGGTGGTGCAGGTCAAAATGGACAGCATGGAGTTGCAGATACTAAAGCAGGAAATGGTGGATTTGGTTTAGCATCTTCAATTACTGGTTCATCTATCGTAAGAGCAGGTGGAGGTGGAGGTGGTGCTTACAATCCACAAGGTTCAACACAAGGTGGAACAGGTGGTAATGGTAATCAAGGAAATGGTGGTGCTTGGCATCACGAAGGTGGAAACTCTTATTGTTATATTGGACAAAATGGAGAAACTAATAAAGGTGGAGGTGGTGGCTCTGGTGTTGGTTATACAAATCAAGCAGGTCAAGGAGGTGGTTTAACAGGTGGTTCTGGTATTGTAATTCTTAAATATCCTCAAGCACAATCTTTAACAATAGGTTCTGGATTAACTCATTCAACAGCAGTTGTTGGTTCAAACAAAGTAACATCATTCACAGCAGGAACAGACACAATTACAATAGGATAATATTATGGCACATTACGCATTTTTAGATAATTCAAACATAGTTACAGAAGTCATTACAGGTAAAAATGAAAATGATGGAGATGGTAACTGGGAAACTTATTATGGAAACATAAGAGGTAAAGTTTGTAAAAGAACATCTTACAACACTTTAAACAATTCACATAAAGAAGGTGGAACACCATTTAGAGGAAACTTTGCAGGTATAAATTATACTTATGANGAAACTAATGATGTATTTATTTCTCCAAAACCTTATGCGTCTTGGACTTTAGATACTTCTATTTGGAATTGGAAAGCACCTGTAGAAATTCCTACAGATGGTCTTTATGAATGGAATGAAGAAACAACTTCTTGGGATAAAATAGATTAATGGCTTATATAGGAAAAGATTTAAACAATTTAGGTGATGTTCAAACTTTAGATAACATTACATTTAATGCAGGAGCAGGTCCTTATAACTTGCAAAGTGGTGGTACACAAGTTACTAATGCTGACACAGCTTCAATAATGATTTCTATTGATGGTGTTGTTCAAGGTGGTAACTATACAGTTAATGCTACTGCAGGTACAATTACTTTTGACTTTAGTGTTAGTTCAAGTAGTGTTTGTAACTTTGTAAAACTATTTGGAACAGGTGTACAACTTACTCCAAAAGATTCTTCAGTAACAAGTGTAAAAATTGCAGATGATGCAGTAACAGAAGCTAAACTTAATTTAATATCTACATCAAGTGTTCCATCACTAGAAGCAAAAGGTGATGGTAGTTCACAAGATGGTTATATACAATTAAATTGTTCACAGAATTCACATGGAGTAAAAATACAATCACCTGCACATTCAGCAGGACAAAGTTACACTTTAATATTACCTACTAGTGTAGGAAGTAATGGACAGGTACTAGCTACAGATGGTTCTAGTACAAATCAATTAACTTGGGTAGATGCTCAAGAAACTAAACCAACTGCAAATATCACAAACAATTACACCTGCTACTGCAACAGATATAACTATTACTGGTACAAACTTTGTATCA